CTTCCGATCTGGCGATGGCCCCTATACAATGACTGAAATTTTTAAGTAAGATATGTCAAGCATAGACTCCCTCAACTTTGATGTTATCCTTAACGATTCTGCTTTCAAGAAGGCCGTGGCCGACAACACGGCGCTTGCGCGGAAGTTCAACACGGATGTGTCGCGCCTTCTTTCGGTGCAAGTATCTTCCAAGCAGATAGTCACCAGCAAGGGTGTGGATAACGCCCGCAATATGCTGAACTACCTGGAGCAGATTCGTCAGAAGATACTCTCCATGCCGAAGGGGCAGTTCCTCGTTGGTGATGCAGATGCGCTGAACGCTACCCTCCAGCAGATTCTCCCGAAAATGGATGCACTCATTGGAAAGACGGGTTCTGCGAAGGCCGGGTTCTCTGGGATGAACGCCTCGCTCTCCAGCACAAACGCCCTTATGCGCACGCTCTCGCAACTCACGGGGGCGGCTTTCTCCGTTGTGGGCCTACGGCGATTCCTTTCATCCCTCATTGACATCACGGGGCAGTTTGAGGTGCAGAGAATGGCCCTCCGCAATATGCTCCGTGATATTGACGGTGCGGACAAGATTTTTGAGGATTTGTACCGCTTTAGTTCCGATTCGACCTACCGATTCTCGGAACTCGCCAAGTACGCAAAGCAACTTGCGGCCTTCAATATCGACCAGAACAACCTCCTTGAAACCACGAAGATGCTGGGCGATGTCGCCTCCGGCGTTGGCGTTTCTATGGATAGGCTGATTCTCGCTTACGGCCATGTCAAGTCCTCCGGCTTCCTGCGTGGCATCCAGCTTCGTTCCTTCTCCCAAAACGGCGTTCCCATCCTTGATGAACTCGCCAAGATGTTCTCCGAATTGGAGAACCGCGCCGTTTCGCTGGGTGAGGTGTTCGACAAGATGACAAAGCGTGAGATTCCGTTTGCGATGGTAGAGCAAGCCTTCCGCAATATGACTTCCGAGGGCGGTAAGTTCTACCAGATGCAGGAGGTTCTGGCAAAGACTCTCGCGGGCCAAATCAACATCCTCAAGGGCCGCTGGGAGAATATGCTTTCCGCGGTCGGTCAAGCCAACTCTGGGCCTATCAAAGACCTTGTTTCGGGCGTTTCCAACCTCATTTCCAACTATGAGAACTTCGGTAAGGTTCTCAAGGATTTGATTGTTGGTTTTGGCGCATATCAGGCTGCGCTCATTACAATTACGGCAGTTACCGAGGGGCTTTCCGTTGCAACGGGCGTGGGGCTTCTCGGCTCCCTCAAAAAAGTTGGCGCTTGGATTCTTTCAAACCCATACGCGATTCTTGCGGCCACTATCGCGGGACTCGTTGTTTCCTTCGTTGAGTGGAAGAACTCGGTAAACGAGATTGATAGAATCAATATGACCGCCACGCGGACGATTGATGACTTTAGAAACGCCATTGACAACGAGATTGCCGAACTTGATGCTCTCTATGCAAAGCTCAAGTACGCCACGAAGGGTACAAAGGATTTCGATGCCGCGAAACTCGCCCTGGATACCCGCTTTGGGCCTTACATTCAGCAACTCCGTGCCGAGGGTGTAGAGGTGGATAACCTCGCCACTCTTTATGACGGACTCGCCCAGAAAATCCGCGAGGCTACGGCAGAGCGCTTCCGCGAATCCGCCACGCAAAGCATTACCAAGTCCTTTGGTGACGCTACCGATAAGATTTGGAGCGCCTTCAATGTAATCGTGGCGAGAATGGAGGCGCAAATGGGTCGTAGTCTTACCGAAATGGAGCGCGAGGGACTTCGCCAGCGCGTAATGGGTAATACCACAAGCGGTAGCGGCCTCGCCGCCTGGTCTAAAGTCCAGGCTGGCCTCCGTGATGCTATGCAGACCGACCTCCTTGAAGGTACGATGAAGGCTGGCGCTTTGGGTGTGTTCGGAATGGGCCACCTCCGCGAGAACGCAATTATCCAAAGCGTCAAGGAAATGGCTGGACTTCCCCGTGAACTTTCTACGGCTCACGACGCCCTCGGCGCTCTTGGTACGGCTTGGAAACTCGCTTCCGAGCAGTACACGAAAGGAATGAGCGATGCTACCGCCGCCTTTGACGAGTTCAGCAAAAAAGATGTGGGTAGCGATGCCGTTGAGTCCGCAGAGGCCCTTGCTTACAAGATTGGCTCTATCGTTGAGGGAATCAAGAAATACGATGCCGACATCAAGGCGCTCCGCGAGAAAGCCAAGACCGCCGCTGGTATCACCGCCGACGAGAAGCAGCAGCTTGACAACCTTATCACCGCCCGTAAGGAGCAGACCGACCTCTACAAGTCCATTATGGGCGTGGACTACGACAAGGATACCAAGCACGGAGAAACCGCCGCGGAGAAGGCCCGCAAGACCGAGATTTCCGACCTCAAAACGAACATCGCCCTGCTGGAGAAGTATCTCTCTATCTACGAAAAGATAGAGCCTATAAAGGGCGAAAAAACGGCAAAGTGGATGGCGGATACCATTGGCGGTAAGCCGGAGGACTACAAGAACCTTGAAGGCCAAATTGAGGCCCTTTGCGCTTCGCTCCGCAAACTTGGGGACGAAGGCAAGGAGGCCGCTGATGCTGTGGAGTCCCGTCTTGGCCTGGATGCTGCCTCAAAGCTCGTTAAGCAGTTCAAGGCGGAGCAGAAAGCCGCAGAGGATGCCGAAAAGGCCCTCAACAAGTACCTTGAGTCTATGGAGAAATGGGCGGCAAAGGAATCCGCCCTTGAGGGGACGGGAGTTGGCTACAAAATCCGCAAAGCTATTGCCGACTACAAGAACGATTCTGCCAAAGCCAATACCGCCTTTTGGGAGAACTCCGTCCTTGCTGGTGCGGCTTACGGGACGAACCCCACCGCCCAGGCGAGGGAAATTGGCCGTATTATGAGCCTTTGGGCCAGGGATAAGGCTGGGGCCGCCGCAAAACTCAAGAACACTATTTCCGGGCTTGCTGACGATGTATTCAAGGATGCCCTCAAGGGGTACGACCTTTCCCATTGGAACGACAAGACCCTCGCGCAGATTCAGGAAATCAAGGAGGTTATAGAGAGCATCGAACTGCCCGAAGAAATCAAGGAACTGCTCAAGGACTACCCCGACATCCTTGCAGAGCTTGAGCAAAAACTCAAGGAGCAGAAAGATAAGACGACCGACAATACCGTAAAGCCGGAAGAATACAAGAAGATTATTAGTTATACTCAAAAAGCGGCCAACTATCTTTCCCGCGCCGCTGCGTCAATGAAAGAACTTGCTGATGCTTCTGGGAACACGGAGCTTGCAAGTTTCGCGGAAATGACGAGTATGCTGTCCGAAACACTTTCTTCCGCCGCCGCTGGTGCGCAGATTGGCGGCGCATGGGGTGCGATTATCGGTGCGGGCCTTTCCGTCATAGAGCAACTAATCGGCGCTTTTGCAAAGGTTGAGCAGGAGATAAGTTCCGCCAGGAAAGAGGTTGAGCTTTTCAATAGTGAGCTTATTAGGACAAAATTCGCGGAGCAACTTAAGGAAGGCGTTGATGGTATTTTTGGCGAGAACCTTATCCGAGAAATGCGTAATGCGGCCAACTCTATGGATACGCTCAAGTCGCGGGCGGAGGAACTTCGCAAGAAGTTTATTGAGGTTCGTGATGCCTGGATTGATAGTTCCGTTAAACCTACCTCTGGAGGTGGCGGACAATCAGCAAATCATCTTGACGCGATTAAGGAGAGGCTTCGTGAGCAGATGCAATCGTGGGAGGACTTGAAGTACACTTGGACTCCAGAGGGTGACTTTTGGAGTACACCTATTTATGATCTGCGCACAATTGCCGAAAAACTCAATATGGAACTCTACGACAATTTTGGCAATCCAAACGCCGAATTGCTCCGCGAGGTAATGAAGATTCTCGGCATTGAAGGGGGCATTCTTAAAGACCTTGCCGACTATTCTGACGACTATGTGAAAGCCGTAGAGCAGATGAAATCGGTAACGGAGAGCCTTTTCAATAGTTTCTCAACCGACCTCACGGATAAGTTCATTGAGAACTACAAGGAAATGGGAAATGCCGTCGATGATTTGGGCGAAACCTTTGAAAACCTCGGCGAAACTATCCTCAAATCCCTGCTCAATTCGTACATCCTTGACAACATCCTTGACAAGTACAAAGACGAGGCTACGCAAGCCCTCGCATCGTATTCAAGTGGCGCTATGTCGCCCCAGGAGTACGCCGATTGGCTTGCTGGGTTTACTGCGCGTGTTCAGGATGATGCAAACCGTAATGCGGATGCTATAAACGGCATGATTGAGGCTTTTGCAAATGGTGGTCTTATCGGTCTTTCTACCGAATCCAGCGGCCAATCTCTCGGCGAGGGCATCAAAGGTATCACCGAAGAAACCGCATCCCTGCTGGCTTCCTACATCAACGCAATGCGTGCCGACCTCTCGTTTATGCGGGCGTTGCAGGAGAAGGGCTGGGGCGATGTGGCGCTCATTGGCGGCTATGTTCCTACCC